AAGCGCACCCGCTTGACCTTGATAGCCTTGCGTCAGTAGATTGCCGCCAGTGCCAAACAAGCCTGCGCCGAAAGCTACTTGCTGTTGCCCAGCCTGTTGAGCTTGGGCTGCCAATGCCGCATCCTGTTGGGCAATGGCGTTGTAGTACGCTTCCATTTCAGGATTGGCGGCACCCAACCCAGCAGCGCCACTTGGACGCTCACCAGTAGCGCCAACTGAAAGACCACCACGGCCAGTCTGGAACATCTGGTTCTGCAACTGAGCCATTTGTCGCTCACGGCCTGGAGCCAGTAGGTTCTGTTGGCCTGCCATGTACTGTTGAGCAGCCGCCTCGGGTGACTGAGCAAGGTATTGCTGACCCAGGCCAAACAGACCTTGGGCTGCACCTTGTAATGGTGCGAACTGTTGTTGCGCTCCCTCTGCCTGCGACAGACCCCCACCAGCCAAGCCAAGAAAGCGATCTTGCATCGCTTTGAGTTGTGGGTCAAGCGTGTAACCAGCACCAGTAACACGACCGTCTGGCCCCGTTGTGAACTGAGACTGACCAAAGCGGGTAGTAACGCCTACCGGGCGAAACCTGGATTCTTCTGCCGCAAGCCGAGCCGCCTCAGTTTGGGCTGCGGCTTGTGTTCGTGCAGAGGATCGCGCAGAATCTCCCGCCATCAAACCGCCCAATAAACCAGCGCCTGCTACGATAAAAGGCATATCAATCCCCAATCAAAATGTCGTCCACCTTGGACGGGTCTTTCTCGTCGGTGGCGTGAATACAAAACCAAACACAATCGGTAATAGCCTTAACGCCATGAATCAAACCCGCCTTGATTTCAATGCAGGCCGGGGCTTCTATGACTTCAATATCTTCACCCCTCATTATCGCAACTTTGCCTTTAGCCAAGATAGACAAGTGGCTAAAGTCATGCGTATGCTTCAGGATTGCTGTGCCTGCGGAGAACACTGCTTGTTTGGCATACAGCCCATCGCTAAAGTGGTGGGTGATCATTGTTAGCTAATCCGAACCCAAAGCCCTGGCTTTCCCTCTGAACTGCCATCTCCCCAAGCCATCGACATACATCTCCACGTTCCAACATTTATCAATTCAACTCTAGTTGCATCATTCCATGTAGTAGTCCATGAAGCATCAAAGGAAGTAGCGTATAAGGAAGTTCCTGCAATAGTGCTATTACCAAGATATTTTGTTGTGTTTGGTGGTCTTCCCATAATGGTACTACCTATGGCATAAAGCGTAGTGGTTACAACCGCACCTGTTACGCCATTCACTGAAGTAACACCACCATTAGCCGCAGTAGTTGCGTTTACTGCATTGGTAGCATTGGTTACAGCAGTTGAACCGATAGCTGCGACTATCTCTGCTGCACTGGCAGGCGCTACAGCCCCTGTACCGGCTCCTTTGAGTAAAGCACCAGAAGTAAAGGTTGTAGCACCTGTACCGCCATTAGCTACTGGCAGTGTGCCTTTAACGCCTGTAGTCAAAGGCAGATCTGTAACATTGGTCATAACACCAGAAGCAGGCGTACCAAGGGCAGGGGTTACAAGCGTAGGAGAAGTTAATACTGCACCAGCCGAATCAACCTTCGTCGCCACCGCTACCGCAATGTTATTGAACTCGGTGTTGATCTCTGTGCCTTTGACGATCTTTAGTGGATCACCAGATGGCAAAGCATCTTTGGTAGCGAAATTCGTGGACTGTACGTAATTACTCATGAAATTTTCCCGTCTTTGGATTGAATCTCAATTCGTTGAATTGACAGCGGCGAACCACTGATATTGGACTCATAGCCTGTTTGAACGATTTTACCGCTACCAGATGCTTGTACTGATAAGGTTTGAAGGGCTACACCTTCTGCATATTGAGCAATGTTGTATTCTGCAATTCCATACTCAGAAATACCTTGAGATGGTATCAAAGCATTTGCTGATTGATAGGATGTATTGAAGTCAAATCCCCACTTGATAGCAACATATTGATTGGTGCCACCAATAACAACGATTTTGAGACGTTTTAACAGTGATGTGACGTTGGCGTTGCCAAGGTCAGCATGGTTCGTGTAGTACAACATCCGATATGCAGATGTGTAGTCTTGGTAAGTGCCGTACTTTCCAATATACCCATTTTTCCCAATTAACAGATCGCCATTGCGCTTTGACAGCAATGCGGTGGGTTGGATTGAATCCCATTTAGTGACACGGAAAGAACCATCTTGCAACTGAACACGAGTGTCAAAACAATATACTTCGTTGACTGATGGTAGGGTCATCAGATAAAAGGCTTCTGATTCTGAATACACCGACTTGATGTTGGCGAGTGTTTCTCCAGCCACAATACCCATCAAGTCATTGCGAACATTCTTGGATAGATCGCCAAGTGGTGCCGACTTCTCAATGATTGTTCGAGCAAACGAGCGAACACCAGAGTTTGACAAGAATAAAATATCCTTGCCGGTAGACTGCACTGAATCACGGGCTATGCAGCCAATACCACCAACTGTATCCGACAACGACATAGTGGCTGGTGTTGTGGCATTCGCATACACCAGAATCTGCCGCTTACCAAAGATGATCAGAAAGCCATTGTGGGCTGCTAGGCCAGTCACTTCATCCGAGCCATTCGGCCAGACACGATCAACATTCAAGGAGCCTGCTGTCCCGGTAGACCATACATGACCAGCCAATAGGTCAGAGAAGTACACTGTATTCTTGACAGAAACTGTGTTGGCAACCCACAAGCGACCAAAGGCTGATATTACGATATTGCCAGATGGCACAGTCCCAACATAGCCCGTCTTCTCGCTTACTCTACGGTACTGAGTGGTGCTGACAGCCGGATCAAAGATCAGAGGATCGTGACCCGTCTGGAAGAAATAGGTGATGCCGTTGAGTGACGCGCATGACCAGTTGCTGGCGCTGATCGTCGGGGCAGTTCCACCTCCACCATAAGTAAGTTCCACGACAGCATTGGAGCCATCCAACTTGAACAGTTTGTTGTTGCCTGCAAACAGTACGGTCAAGGTTCCATCAACTTGCACCAACTCGTGAATCACGCCCACATTGTTAGCACCAAGGTTTTCGGACGAACTATTGACCCGTGACCAACCATTACGAGAACCAATGCGACCGTATTGGTCAATGATGCAATTCGTCGCCACCAGCGCAAAGCCAGACGCCAAGTCCAGTGGCGAGTCCTGAGTATTCAGGCCAAAGAAACCAGGCGCTGAAATGCTGGCTGTTTGGAGTTGTTGGCTCATATCGCAACAAACTCTTGGTTCTCTGGATAGCGTGTGCTTTCCAGCGCGATGTAATCAGCCAGCATGGAGCGATACAACTGATACGCCTCAGAACTGTTCAAACCACCATCTTCGCCACGCTCCACCAAAGCACGGGCATAGGCGTTCTGCACCACTAGGCTGTCAGGAACCATCACCAGTGTGTTATCGGCAGCAAGAGTAGCCTGCGGTACTGTCAATGAAAACGGGATGCTGTAGACCCCATCAGGACGCGCATAGAGCAACACCTTGGTGTCGCCGTTGTTGTCCACTCCGTCAAAGGCATAGTATTCAGGAATCCCATCCACGGACGGGACAAAGTTCTGAAAACGATTCATCTCCACGAAACTGATGTTCCGCATTCCAACATTGGAAGTGGTGTTGATCACATCCATGACTTGGAACTTCTGACCAACACCGGTCATGGAGTAGCTGTAGACGCCTGCTGTGGTCGTCAGGGTGAAAGTCGTCCCCAATACATTCCACGCATAAGCATCTTCAATCTGGCGCTTTGCGTCATTAACAAATCGGCCAACCAGAGTGGAATAGGTAGTTTCATTGTTCGTTGAAACTTGCGTTTCCCGCAAGCGAATCAACACATCATTGATCAGTTGTAAGTAGGTCATTGGCGTGTCAATCCTATTTCTTCAAACGTGGCAATAACCGTAAAGGTGCTACCTGCTTCTGTAGTCACTCTTAACTGATCGCCCTCTTCAAACACAATATATGCTGTGCCATTGAATTGAATGTACTCTTTGGTCGTAAACGCATAGGCAGTCAGAATATCCAAACTGGTATTGGCACTTGAGTCATACCATTGAACCGTGATCTGCTTTGTAGAACCGCCTGTATTGTGTATATACAGCAACTTGACCAAAGAATAATAACCAGTTGGAGCCGTGTAGGCGGTGGTAAGAACACCGGCTGTAGGGCTAATGCCAACTGATAATGGTCTCATTTTTTGTTCCTGGCGGAGATCGACTTAGCTTTCGCTTTGGCATCCTCTTTGGACGATGCGCCCCAGGCTTTGAGCGATAGAAGCAGCCGAGTTGGCTTGCCATCCTTCATTTCAGGCCCAGGCATATTGCCCATTCTTGCTAAGAAGGAGGCCCGTCGCGGGTTGTCACCAGATTTGACTGGTGCCTTCAGATTGCCACCAGTTTCCGCATTATACGATGCGCGACCCTTGGCATTCAATCCACCAGTTTGGGATTTTCCCTCTTTGCGTTGCCAAGCTGGTGTTTTCATTTCTTTTTAGTTTTGCTGGCCTGTGACAGTGCGATAGCCACAGCCTG